GGTGCAGACGTTTCAGGGCTGGAGCTGCGTGTACTAGCCCACTTCATGGCTGCGTATGACGGCGGTGAGTATGGGCGTATCCTTATCGAGGAAGACATCCACACCGTTAACCAGCTAGCCGCAGGGTTACCCTCCCGCAGCACAGCAAAGACGTTTATCTACGGCTTCCTGTACGGAGCTGGTGATGAGAAAATCGGAAGGATTATTGGTAAAGGTGCTCAAGCAGGGAAGAAGCTCAAAGCTCAGTTCCTGAAGAAGACACCGGCACTCGCTAGTCTTCGCCGAGATGTTGAAGCGGCATCAGCCAGAGGGTTCCTTAAAGGTCTCGATGGTCGCCGCATGCACATCAGGTCAGCTCACGCCAGCCTCAACACCCTGCTTCAAGGTGGGGGTGCACTCATTTGTAAGCGCTGGGTAGTTATCCTCCATGAGATGCTGAAGCAACAGGGTTTCGTAGAGGGAGATGACTACATGCAAGTTGCCTTTGTACATGATGAGATTCAAGTTTTAGTGAAGGAAATATATGCTGACAAAGTTGGACAAATCGCAATCGAAGCAATCAAAAAAGCAGGAGAACATTACGCAATCAGAATACCGCTGGACGGCGAATACAAACTTGGCTCCAACTGGGCAGAAACACACTGACCCTGTATGGACACGTAACGTTGCTTATGAAGATGGTGAGTGGTGGTGGAAATCCCCGAGCACCGGCACTCGAGCACGGATTACAAAACTAAATGCTAAGAACGCACGTAGGATGTATGTAGGTGGGGTGTATATCCCACAGACACACCCACTGTGGAAAGCAGGTCGCTACGCATCATGGGAACAACCCCATAGCCACATTCAACTGAACGCCATTAAAGAAGGCTACGTGTACCTAATTACCAACCCTGCGTGGGATGGATGGGTGAAATGTGGAAGAGCAGTAGATGCTGTTGACCGGTGTAGGAGCTATAACACTAGCTCCCCCTACAGGGACTACAAGCTGACCTTTAAGGTCTACACCAACGACCATCATGTTGCTGAAGCTAAGGCTCACATCGAGCTAAAGAAAGCAGCTAATGAGACACGCGGTGAGTGGTTCAAAGTAGGCGTAACACAGGCTAAACGCATCCTCAAATCTATCCTTAAAGGTAACTAATCCATGAACGTAACTGATATGGAAGTCAAGCTCATCGACGCGATGGGTTCTGACATTAGTGTTGTGAATGCAGCACGTGTATCGTTTCAGAAAGAGTCATGCTTCGACATCAATGAAGAAGGTTGTGCAGAGCTACCTAACGGGGACAAACGCCTCATCAAGTATCTTGCAGACTACAACCACTTCACGCCTTTCTGCCATGCTTTTGCTAGCTTTCGCATCAAAGCCCCAATCTTTGTAGCGAGGCAGCTTGTAAAGCATCAGGTCGGTCTGTCATGGAACGAAGTGTCTCGCCGATATGTCAGCACACCCCCAGAGTTTTACTTCCCCCAGTACTGGCGCAAAGCCGCTGAGAACGTAAAGCAAGGCTCAGCGTTAGAGGAAGCTAAGTCCTTTAAACGCAAGGAGGCTGAGGTAATCTGCATGGCTGCGCTGGGCATGTACAACTCCATGATTGAGAAAGGCGTCTGCGCTGAACAGGCGCGGATGATACTTCCTCAAAACATTATGACTGAGTGGGTATGGAGCGGGAGCCTCATGGCATTCGCACGGGTCTGTAAGCTACGGCTAGACCCTCACACTCAAATCGAAACTCAAGAGGTTGCCAGACACATCAACACATTGATGAGTGCTGAGTTCCCTGAATCATGGAAGGCGTTGAATGAAGCTCCTAATTGATGGTGACATCCTTGCCTATAAAGCTGCGGCAGCATGCGAAGTAGCAATCAATGTCTATGAAGGTGTGTACACCTACTGGGCAAACATTGATGAGGCGTATGCAGCTGTGAAGGATGAGGTCTACAGCCTCACTAACAAGCTGAACATTGATGAGGTTTTAATTGCGTTCTCAGACCGCAGTAATAACTTCCGTAAAAAGATTAACCCCACATATAAAGCTAACCGCAGCGGCACTCGTAAGCCCCTCATCTACTTCCCACTAAGGGAGAAGATTGAGGACAACTACGATACCGTCTGCTGGGACAACCTCGAAGCTGATGATGTCATGGGTATCTTAGGTTCAGACCCGTTTAACGAGTATGTCCTAGTCTCTATCGACAAAGATATGCGGACAATCCCTTGCCAACTCTTTGTGAACGACACCTTGTTGAATGTCGGACTAGCTGAAGCTAACCGCAACTTCCTTATCCAAACCCTGACGGGTGACACCACAGACAACTACAAGGGCTGTGTGGGTGTAGGGGCTGTGAAAGCTAAGGCAATGCTCGCTAAGTTTGACATGGTTAAAGACACTGAAGCTGCGTGGGATTGTGTTGTCGAAGCGTTCAAGAGGGCAGGGCAGACTGAAGAGGACGCTCTGTTGAATGCGCGTATGGCTCGCATCCTGCGGCTCGGGGAATACAACAATGACACAGGGGAAGTAACGCTATGGAAGATGTAATCAAAACCCCAAAGCACTACACACAAGGCTCTATAGAACCCATTGATTTCATTACAGGAAACCAAATGGATTTCTTATCTGGTAATATTGTGAAGTATCTGACCAGACACAAGTACAAGGGCAAGCCTATGGAAGATTTGCTTAAAGCCCAGTTTTATTTGGAACGCTTGATTAAAGAGACCAACCTCCAAGAGCTACGTAAAAGTAGTCAGGAGATTGGGCGGTGATTGAGCATATAATCGTAGGTGCAACAGGCTTGGGCTACCTTATCGTTGGTCTGCTACAATGGACTAAAGGAGAAGGTGCAAACGGCATGATTTGGACAGGCTACGCATTTGCACAAATAGGACTATGGTTAAATTTAAAGTAATTGAGGACTACGGATACTGCCCCCTAACCGGCATCTGCATCAACCCCTTTGGCATCAAGCCATTGTGGGTGCAGAAGCTGGCTGAACGTGTCCGGTGTAACCACGTTGTAACTACAGCAGAGGAGGCTCCATTTTGAAACCAGTGGTTTGGTACAGGGATGAAGATGGTATTCGTATGTACTACGACGAGCAATACTTTGATGACGCAACGCCTCTGTACTCAGCACAGCGTGAGTGGGTTGGGTTGACTAGGGAAGACATCCAAGCCGCTTTTGACACCATGACAAAATGGGGGGATTACGCTGTTTTTGCACAAGCCCTCGAAGCCAAATTAAAGGAGAAGAACAATTGATTTCAGACATCGACATTAAAGATTTTGCGGATTACCAAGCGCGAACCGCAGAGACGGCGGTGTACCCTAAAGAACGAGCACTAGAGTATCTCAGCACCGGTATGGCGGCTGAGGTTGGTGAGTTCTGTGGGAAGGTAGCAAAGACATTCAGAAAAGATAAAGACCTCGATAAAGAGGCTGCGGCTCAGGAGCTAGGGGATGTGATGTGGTTTGTATCTCAGACGTGCACAGCACTTGGATACACAATGCAGCAAGTCGCCACAATGAACATCAACAAATTACTAGACCGAAAGGAGCGGGGCGTCCTCAAAGGTGATGGGGATAACCGCTGAACATGAAACATCTTGGATTGGAAATCGACCTGAGCCGCGATACGCTACTCAGTGAACAAGCAACAAAACTGCTGCGGGATTACTACCTCCTCCCCAGCGAAATGTCCCCACAACAAGCCTACGCTCGAGCAGCCGTAGCGTTTAGTAATGGGGATATGGGCTTAGCCCAGCGTGTATATGACTATGCTTCTAAACGGTGGTTCATGTACTCTTCACCAATCCTGTCAAATGCCCCAGAGGTAGTTGGTGGTAAAGCACGTGGTCTGCCGATTAGTTGTTTCTTGGCTTATGTGCCTGACACTCTAGAGGGGCTTATTGACCACACCTCAGAGCTGCGTTGGTTGTCTGTCAAAGGTGGCGGGGTAGGTGGGCACTGGAGCGACGTACGCTCAACAAGCAATGTCGCCCCCAGCCCCATCCCCTTCCTGAAGACTGTTGACTCAGACATGACCGCATACCGGCAGGGCACAACCCGTAAAGGTTCCTATGCGGCATATATGGATGTAAGCCATCCAGACATTATTGAGTTTCTCAACATCCGAGTACCGACAGGCGGGGATGCAAACCGTAAGTGCTTCAACATCCACAACGCCATAAACATCACAGACTCGTTTATGAGAGCTGTGGAAAGCGACACGTTATGGGGGCTTATTGACCCTAACGACAAATCAGTGCGTGACACTATCATGGCACGGGATTTATGGCAGCGTATTCTTGAGACCCGCTTCCGCACAGGCGAGCCTTACCTCAACTTTATTGACACAGCCAATGCAGCCCTCCCTCAGTCTCAAAAAGATTTAGGGCTAAAAATTCACGGCAGTAACCTCTGCAATGAAATTCATTTAGCGACCAGCGATGACCGTACAGCGGTTTGCTGCTTGTCGTCTGTTAACTTGGAATTCTACGATGATTGGAAAGACACAGGGATGGTTAAAGACCTTGTGGTGTTCCTTGATAACGTTCTCCAATACTTTATTGATAACGCCCCCGACACAATCTCACGGGCTATCTATAGTGCAAAGATGGAACGCTCGATTGGTTTAGGTGCTATGGGTTTCCACAGCTACCTACAGAAGCAAATGCTGCCTTGGGAATCCCCCTTAGCTGTGTCTGCTAACCGCCGTATTTTTAAAAGGATTAAGGATGAAGCAGTCGAAGCAAGCATGGAGCTTGGTAAAGCTAAAGGTGAAGCACCTGATATGGATGGTACTGGAAGGCGTAATGCTCATTTGCTTGCTATTGCTCCTAACGCAAATAGCAGCATTATTGCTGGCTGCTCTCCTAGTATCGAGCCTTGGAAAAGTAATGCTTACACTCATCGCACTCGGGCAGGAGCGCATCTCGTCAAGAACAAGCACCTTGAAACCCTTCTTCACGAACGTGGTATTGACGATGCTGAAACGTGGCGTTCAATCGTCTTAGCACAGGGTTCTGTACAACATCTTGAACAACTCACTGAGTGGGAGAAAGATGTCTTCAAGACAGCCTTTGAGCTTGACCAAGGTTGGGTGGTCGACCAAGCAGCACACCGCCAAGAGTACATCTGTCAGGGACAGAGCGTTAACCTGTTCTTCCCTGCTGGTAGCGATAAATCTTATGTAAATAGCGTCCACCTAAGAGCTTACAAAGGCGGCTTGAAGGGGCTGTACTACCTCCGCACAAGCGCGGGTGTGGTTGCAGAGAAAGTCTCACAGAAGGTGTCACGAAACGCCCTCAGAGACGCTGACGACTGTCTAGCCTGTCATGGGTAAATATGATTCCTAAACAGTTCGCTTTGGCTGGCT